CCGGATCGGGGGGATTTCAACGACATGATGCTTACTGGCTGTGAAGTAAGAGAGCAGCCATTCACCAAGAAGGTAGCCGCCTGATGAAACTGGAAAACGCACTGAAGCAGTTCAACCCTAAAACCCAGACGTTCACAAACGTGCCGCCTGCTACTGCATCGGATTCACTTTCGGGGCCTGACCTCGCTGCCAGTATGGGAATGGCAGAGGCAGAGGCTGAATTCGGTATGGGGGCTTTCCTCGGTAAAAACGGCATCAGTCAGGAAGATGGGCTGCGCACTATTGAGCGCCTTGCTATTTATGCGATGAAAAACACCGGTAAGCACGTCGGGAAAGCAGCTGGCCGCAGGATGGCGCATTGCATGGTGATCCTCGCGAAGATGGCTTATGCGGAGTATTGCCAGTCTGCGGGAAGCACAAGCGATTGCCCACATTGCCAAGGTCAGGGACTCATCTCAAAGGTGCACGAGGTGACAACTTATAATGGTTATGTCGGTGCTGATGGAGAAGAGAAAATTCCGCCAGTTGTAGAGAACCAGCGTGTTTATGTACTGTGTCAACACTGTAATGGGAAAGGGGAAATTTCTCACCGCTGTCGCTGTAATGGTACCGGCCGCGTGCGTGACCTTGAGAAATCCAGCCTGCTCGGCGTTCCGGTCGATAAGACTTGTGATCGGTGCGCTGGCCGGGGATTCAAACGGACTCCATCCTCAACCGCGTATGCGGCAATTACTGCGTTGCTCCCAGAATTGACTCAATCGTCTTGGTCACGTAACTGGAAACCGCTGTATGAGTCGTTGGTGACGAAATGCGAGCAGGAAGAGAATCACGCTGATGCAGTATTCCAAAGAATAACGAGTAGATAGGATGATCGGGGATCTTAACGTCATTTTTATAAGTAAGTCTTGCATTTTGCATAAACTTGGCGTAATTTCTCTAAATCATGGGCGTTTCTGTAGATGACCCCACACGAAAAACATAATAAACCTCGCTCATGCGGGGTTTTGTCTTTTGTGGGCATATGATATTTTTATGCTGTTGCAGTGAATCCTACCTATGCGGTAGGGCTGATAAGCTAAACCCTTAGTGAGAAGACAGCGAACCACGGTTAGCTTACCAACGGTTCACCGGGAGGCACCCGGCACTGCAACAATCAAAAAATGCTTTTCAGTCTGCGAAGATGGGATTACCCGGAGTGATTGGAAAGCACATTCGCATGAGTGTTGGGAATTTCATTGATACGCACTATCGATCCCCAAACTCTCAGCGCTCAGCCGAATGAGCTTTATAACCCTCCTCTTGTGCGGGTTTTTGCTTTCTGCATAACAGACAAGCTGCCTGACGAATTGAGCCGTATCGCGGAACACTCGTGTTGTGAAACAGGCAGCTTTTCGTTGTGATGAAATACATAACCGTAGTGGGCGGGCGTTAACCGCCTGACAAATTCTTAGGGCTGCCAAATTGGCGGCCTTTTTTTATGCCTCAATGACTACGCACCCAACCGGAAACCCGGAGGGGGAGAATATGAAAATGGACGAAAAATACAGTAACGCTACATATGGTGGTGCTGGAATTACGGCCTTCTTTGCAAGCTTATCCCTTCAGGATTGGGGCTTTATCGCTGGCGTGCTGATTGGGGCGCTCTTTACTGCTTTGACGTATTTCCTGAATCGTCGCGAACAGATGAAGCGTACCCGAATCCTTCAAGAAATCGCCGACAAGGTGGATGCCAAGAATCCATCAGCAACCGCCCAGGTTGTTAACGAGCTCGCGCAGAAAACCAGCGAGGTCTGAGGTGGCAAATTTTAAAACGAAACTCAGTGCAGCAATGTTGGCACTGATCGCTGCTGGCGCTTCTGCACCGACTCTGATGAGCCAGTTTCAAAATGAGAAAGAGGGCACCAGTCTGATTGCTTATGCGGATAAGGGCGGCATCTGGACTATCTGCGGCGGCGTGACTTATGTGAATGGAAAGCCTGTACTCAAGGGCATGAAACTAACTCGGGCGCAGTGCGATGTTATCGACAAAGCAGAGCAAGCCAAGGCGCTGGCGTGGGTTGATAAAAACATTCACGTTCCACTTACTCCTCCCCAGAAAGTCGGTATCGCTTCCTTTTGCCCGTGGAACATCGGACCGGGGAAATGCTTCTCGTCGACGTTTTACCGCAAAATAAATGCTGGTGATCGCCTCGGAGCATGCGTAGAGATTAAACGCTGGATCTGGGATGGCGGGAAAGATTGCCGAATTCGTTTGAACAACTGCGCAGGCCAGGTCATCAGGCGTGATCAGGAAAGCGAACTGACGTGCTGGGGGCTGGATGAATAACAATTTATCGATTGTGCTGGCCTTCGTGGCTGGCGCTGCGCTCACCTGGTGGATTGAAGGAATACGCTGGGACGCCGACGTGTCAAAGCTGAAAGCGACCCACACCGCAGAGCTGAAGAAAATCAGTGATCAGGCAGTGATTGACCTGACCAACCAGAAGAAACGCTCCGAAGCGGCACAAACCGCGCTGGCAGCTCTGGATGCCAAACACACGAAGGAATTAGCCGATGAACAGGCCAAAAATGACCGGTTGCGTGCTGATGTTGCTGACGGCACTCGCCGGGTGCGCATCGCGACAGCAAACCTTGCCACCAGCCAGCTCATCCGGGACACAACTTCCGGCACCTGCGGAGTGGGCGATGCAGCACAAGTCGAACTCTCTGGCGCTGGTGGACGGGCTGTTCTCGATCTCCGAGCCAGCGCCATCAAAGACAACGAAGTGATTGAATATCTCCAAGGCTATATCGAGCAAGTTGCAAAACAATGCAAACCTTAATTCTCTGGAGAAACTTCCTGGATAACAACCTCATCCTCATTGACCGATTGGGTTGGATGTTGGGCTGATTTAAGGCTCTCCCAATGATTGGTGCTAAATTGCACAACTTTTTGGATAGCAACAAAATGGCCTTTGTCATGGTTGGCAATATATCCATCGATCACAGGTGTTAGCATGCAACCAAGTGGCACTTCAAGATTAGATTTAACCCAGATTGAGAACTTCAGATTTCCTGGTGCAGTCACTTTTAAAATCTGCAGGTTCTCTGCCGTTGAAAAGATTCTGTCTACAACTTTCCATTCCATAGGTTTTCACTCTGTTGAAAGGGTACCCTAACAATAGTGCACAAAATGCTAACAGTCCTTATAAAACTTCAGTAGTTGAGCTATGAGTTCTCAATATCGCAGTCAACCAGCACGATTAACAAGTGATCCAATACCTTCAGAGCTATGCAGCAGAAGCCCAGAAGCGTTGCTAAATTAACTAATAGGAAACAGCCATGACCGTAAAAGCAAAATTCCGCTGCCACTTCATTCAAAAGGCAGATGATGATTCCAGTCGGACCATTCATATGAGTGTAGTCACTTCCGGCAGCCATGAAAATGAAGCCTGGTCAAAGCTCACGCCGGGCGGCCAGATTCAGATGGATATTTCTAATCCTGATGCATTCAGCCAGTTCGAACAGGGCAAGGAATACTACGTCGAAATTCAGCCTGCTGGCTGAGTAGGCATTATAGAAGGCATTCACTGAGTGCCTGTGTTAATGCTTTTTTAGATTGAATTTTGGGCGTAATATCCTATTTCCAATTGTGAAAAGGAGGTTGTGATGTCTATTGAAAAATTCAAAAATCTTGAAGATCTTAAAGAAAAAGCCAGCAAAATAAATTCTGCAAGAAGCCAAATTACTGAAGGCCAAAGACCACTAGCTATTCAGGCTGCACTGAAAGAGATGGGAGATTACTTACTCTCGCAAGACTTCAGCTTAACTCATTTGACTTATCCGGAAAGAGATTTCAATGCGGTATATAAAGAAATAGAGTTGAATGTAACTGCAACTGAGGATAGCGAGCATTTAATAGGTGCTGACTATAATATTTTCCTTGCTTCAGGGAGTAAAAAGTTAACTGTCACTCTTAATCTTAATCGCGGGACAAGAGTTAATCCAGCTCTGGCCCATGGTACTATAGATGATCAAATTAGTGATTATGAAAACCGCTACATCCCAGAATTAGAATCACTTAGCTCCGATGAGTTAGATGGAAGCTATACATTGTCTGCTGTTATTAAAATTAATGGGCAGAATAAACAACACAAGTTCAAAAATGGAAAAGAGGTAATTGATAAGTTTTTCGAAGCTTAAAAACCCCATAATCTGCATTAATCAACCCTGCATCTGCAGGGTTTTTTATTGCTGACATTTTTTCAGGAGCATTTATGCAGGTCACTATCGATGGTGTCCCGTATGCGCCTGCGTACAAATTGGGTTCGTGGATTGGCCTAGGGGCCATTATTTATCGGAGCTTATGTGTCACACGTCTTTTATCTAACACCATTCAAAGCCGGTGATATCGGCGGTGGGATCAACGACTCAATATCCAGATTGCCTCCTGATGCTTGGGTTTGCATACGTGACGCTGACACGATGTTCCTCAC